TGGGTATTCCATCTTTTGACGTAGTCGCAGAAATTAATGAGCTTGATGATGCTGATGATATTTCATTCAAGCAGCAAGATGCTAAGGAAGCTATGCGCCAACTTACCAACGAAGTTAAGGGGCAGTATGAAGAAGGACAGTACATTGGTGAGTTAGGCCGTAAGTTTAGGAAGGGTCAGCTTGAAGTTGAAGATGAAAGTATTGAAGGGGGAGCAACAGATCAATCCTTGACACCTCAAGAGCTACGAGAGGCGAATGAGGATGAACAGGATAGGCTGGCAATACAATCAGATGACACTGCTATTGATGAAACTAAGAGGCAGAACCTTCTTGAGACTAAAAGGAAAGAGAATAGGGCTGACGACTTATTGCGTTCACGTGGCAGTGACTATAAGCGTGTCAGGATTCAGGAGCTTGAAGATAAAACTAAGCAGACTCTAACGCCTAAAGAAGTCACAGACAGAAAGGTGTTAGAAAAAGAGAAGGCTACACTTGAAGCTAAGGGTGAGCAGCTATCACCGAAGAAGGAAGCTAGACTGCAGAAGCTAAGTGCTAGAAAACTTCGCACCAATGCAGAACAAGAAGAGCTAGAGAGATTGACCTCTGAGTTGATCCCTGTTGGTGAGGCACAGTTTCCACCGGGGGTTAGGCCAGCAGAGAAAAGACTGAGTTTAAAGCATCAACGTAGAAAGGTTCAGAAGAGAGCTTACTATAGGTTCGTTGTTACTGGTGAGAAGGTGGTAGCCAAGAGAGTTGTGCGACCATCACTAGATATTACCAGCGATGTCAAGCCTAGCAAGGCATTGACTGATCCTGCGTACACACCTAAGCGTAACGTATTTGTTGGCGCACATGAAGATGCAGCTGGCCAGCGTGATGCTGTTGGTAGATTCAAGACAGCCATGTTATCTAAGGAAGTAAATGAGAAGGGTAAAAACAGAGGAGCTGTTAGCAAGCTCTCTTTTAGGAACACACAGGTGAACACTGGTAGGGGAATTAATAACGCTGTCATCAGGGCACAAGAGATTGACCCTGTAGGAACGGGTGAAATAAAAATAGCGTTAGAAGGAGAGGTTGGTAGTAGTAGATTCCTAACTATCATCGTTGATGATGGTAGTACTGAGGGTGAGGTTATAGGTAACATGGAGTTAAAGCATGGCATACCTATTAGCACACATTTCTATCCAGCTGCTAAGACTAGACGTGGGCTAGGCACTAAGGAGATTGCACGTATAGTGGGCACTGTAGTGGGTGTCGACTTGATTGTCAAGGTTGATGCTAACAAGGGGTTCAGAGTTAAGGGGGAGGACTTCCTTACTGGCTATAAGAGAATCAGGCGTGGACTCAATGAAGGTGAACAGCTTGGATTCAGTAAGGTTGACACGCTTAATCAACATAAGCTTGAGTGGGAGAATGTGCAAGAGGAAGCTAAGCGTGTAGCTAAAGATCCAGAGATGGCTGAAGAGGAGGCCAACGAGTTGGCTGAGAAGAAGACTGTTGACAGGAAGAAGATTAAAGCTGCCAAGGCCAAGGCACCGGAGCAAGTAACTGTTGTTGATGAGACAGCTACTGGTGAAGAGGTTGCTACTGATGATTTCTTAGCTGAAGCTGATGACAACCTCAGTGAGATTCAACAGGTAATGGCTGCTGAAGCTGCTGCTGCTGCTGAATTTGAGGCTGAGAACATAGATGACCCTGATCTGCAGGTTGATGAGACTACTGAAGAAGAGAAGGCTGCACTGTATCAGTACAATACATCAGAGGGGATGCTTAACGAGGAGGCTGAGGGGAATACTGACAATCAAATCTCTGATGATCTAAAGGTTTGTAAAACGAGGATAGATTACCAATGACATCTTGCATATCATATACAAAAGGATCACGAGAGGCTAGAGTTAAAGACAGCATGGACAAGTCTAGGTCAGACTTTAAACACTTTGAGACTCACTCCAAGGGTACCATCTGGCAGCAGATGAGTAAACAAATCTTTGATACTACTGGCAAGCTGAAGCGTGAAATTAGATCTAAGCTTGGGCAGGCTGGTGAGCGTATCATCAGAGGTCTTGAACTATCTGCTGGGGGTAGTGCTAAGGGTGACGTACACTTCCAGAATGCATTCGCTAAAGTATTTCGTGGGCTGAATGAAGATACGTTTGGCATGCTGAATGAGATCATTCAAGCTAGACGTAACATAGCACTTGAAACTAACAGAGTTGCTGTCGCTAGGAAGTTCCTTAACGACAACGCTATTGGTAGCGTGTTCGATCTCACTAACGAAGATCACATCAATACCTTAACTAAGAAGTATGGTGTTGAGAGATTAAATAAACCAAGCATACGTGGTGAAAGGTTTGTTACCATACGCAAGAAGAGTAGCAAGTCAGACAGTAACGAAGTAATCATGGAAGCTCATCACACTCAAGAGATAGCTGAGCTTGCGGCAGACAGACACGTGCGTGAAGTGTTGGCGGCTGCTGACATCCTTAACCCAACGGGGTTAAGTGCCGAAGACTATCAAGCGTTCCTTGACCACATGAAAAAGAATGACAAGGGTAACTACGATACGTTGAACGCTAGAGCTGACAACTACTTCGCAGTGTTCAAGAGTCAGCTAGGTCACATGCGTAGAGCTGGCCTCATTGATGAAGCAACATTCAATCACATGAAGAAGGTGGGTGATTATTCACCACGTAGGTACATACAGTTCCTTGACCCCAACATAACGTTTAACAACTTAGATAAGATTGACAAGGGTAGTACACAGTCATTGCAACTTGACTCTGCACTACTGATGCGTGACTACATTGTTAGATTGCATGACAGGATTGCACGTAACGAAGCTAACATAAGTTTATATGAGTATGCTAAAGAGCACCCCGGTAATGGCATAGCTGAGGTAGTGTCTGCTGACCATGAGGTGAAAGATAACGAAACAACTATTACTGCAATGGTGGATGGCAAGAAGGTATCAGTTATCATGCCGATTGATATAGGACATGAGTGGGGAGGTATTGATGCGGGGCTAGACTCTGAACTTGGTAACTTCTTACGTAAGTATTCAGGTGCTGGCATAGTACGTGTGTTTGCTACGGGTGCTAACCCTGAGTTTGCTATCTCTAACTTTCCACGTGACATATTCTTTTCATGGTTACGTACTAGAGAGTTCAGTGATGCAGCACCTAAAGCTCTATGGCAGATGAGTAAGCAACTAGCTAAGGTAGCTAAAGATGTATGGCATATTGGGCCTACCCCTATCGGTAGAGCTGCTGACTTCTTAGAAGATGGTGGCATGATGGAGTTCATGACAACGCAGGGTGCACTAGAGCATACTCTTAATAAGCAGACAGGCCAAGCGTTCCTTGTTAATCATCCAACTCTTAGAGCATTAGAAAAAGGGTTGTCCTTTCTTGGGCAGAAGACTGAGCTATGGGTGAGGGTGGCACTAAGAGAGCAAGCACTGGACAACGGAAAGGATCGCAAGGATGCAACGTGGATAGCACGTAGCTATCTTGACTTTGCTCAAGGCGGTAAGACTGCCAAGGCATTGGACAAGGGGCTACCCTATTTGAATGCAACACTGCAAGCTACCCGTGGATTGTTTAGTACGCTAGCGTTAGGGAACTTGGCTGGTGCTAGAGAGAGTGATGCTAAGAGGAAGGAAAACATTACTAAGTCTTGGCTAAAGATTTCACAGTTTATGATGTTAGCTGGTGTTGTAATGTTTAACAACATTTTACGTAACCCCGAAGCATGGGATCGAATGAAGGATTCCGATAAGACTGGCTCACTTAATTTCATGCTACCATTTGGAAATAAGTTTGACGAGAAGAGTGGGCAAGAGTTGCATGCTTACGTGCCGATACAGTTAGACCAAGGACAGTCAGCACTAACAAGTCTTGTAGGTTTGATTGTTACTAACTCAGTAAGAGCAGCCATAGGCACAGAAGGTGATGATGTTTATCACAAGATAGCAAGGACACGTGATGAGATATGGTTGGAAGGTATCAACAGACTCAATCCATTGAGCAACCTAATACCACCACTGGGCAAGGCTATACTGGCTGTCAATGATGTTAACTCTTACACTTGGGAATCTATTTCTAAGAAGGGTGAAGTTAGTGACAAGACATTAGAGCAGAACCCTTGGACACATCCGGGTTACACCATGCCAGCAGAAACTGTCAACGATATTAGTGAAGCTCTTACTGGGAGTAGAGCATACTCACCTGAAAGAATGAGAGCTGTACTAGATGCTTTCATTCCATCGTCCAACTCAATAGTTAAACTTACAAGCTTAGGCGGCCGACTATTACTAGATCCGTTCAAAGATACTGCAGACGAGAAGGCTATCAAGGGAATCATCTCTCAAAGCTTTGACAGGACTATGAAGGATGTTCCTTTCCTTGGTAGGATAGTAAAGTACACAGGTGTAGAAAACTTAGAGCAACGTGCTGCAGCAGAGAAGGGTGAGATAGATGCACGTACTGCTGACATGAGAATAAGAATGGTGAAGAACGAATATCTTGACGCTATGAACAACCAGAAGCCAACAGGTAGTAAGGCTAAGGACAATGCTAAAGAGAAAGAGATTTCTCGGAAGGCATCATCGTTAATCCGCAAGGCTAATGATGAGGGGTTACTAAGCAATGCTGACATGTCGAGACATCTTAAAAGTATTATCAGTGCAGTAGGTCACCATAGAACATTCGGTACCATGAAAAACGCTAGGCTATGGCGTGATGTAGCTTCCAATCCTAGTGGTACGACAAGGGCTTTGCAGATTGCAGAGATACTTGCTGTTAGTAACACAAAACAGAAGGCAGAGATATGGGCGCAGTTTAACTCAATGAAAAACATCAGTAACCCTGCTACCAGAAAAGCTCTAGCCTTGGAGATGAAAAAACGTGCAGGGAATTAATGATTACGTAACAAGTGATGGTGTAAGGGTGCTACGCATTCATTACACTGCAGATCCTGACAAGGATATTACAACTCCGAATGGTAAGCAGTGGATGGCCAAGTCACTGGTAGGCTATCCCGGTGGTGTGATAGGTGCTAAGTGGCGAAGAGAAATGGAGATTGATTTCGATGCACAGGGTGGACAGCTAGTGTTCCCTGACATGTTGAAGCATAGGCCACGCATTGAGATCCCTGTATGGAAATCAATACCTGAAGACTGGAAGTTGTATGGTGGATTCGATTATGCTGGGCGTGGTATCACAGCGTTTGTGGTGATAGCGCATGACACTAAGGTTGATGACTACTATGCTGTCTTTGAATTTTACAGGAAGAAGTCAGGGTACATCACCACATCAGAGGCTATCCTAGATTGTAAATACTTTGATAGGTTGGAATGGATAGTAGCAGATCCAAGTATGTGGACAGCTACTCAAGAGAAGGGTGACGGAGGTGACCTAGTTAGTCCAGCATCTTTATTTGCTGAGCAAGGTGTTCACTTTATCAAGGGCACTAGGGGAGGAGACGTACAGTTTGCTGAGATGGTTAACGAACAGTATTGGGGTGGGTTCAACGGGAAGGATAAGGATTGGCAACCAAGGTATAGAATTACAAAGTCATGTCCCAATCATTACAGGGAGATGAGTCAGTGGAGGTATAACGAGTGGAGTAACAGCACTGGGCAGAGTAGAAACGTAAAGGAAACTATGATTGACAAGAATAACCATAGCATTGATGCAGTTAAGTATTTATTCAAGATGCTTTCATCTAATTGGATGGCTGATAAGGTGGATAGCTTTGATACCTCACGCCACATAGTATACTAGGAGAGCTAATGGCAACAAAAGCGGAGACAAGGAGATCGAACGAGATTGTAACTGATTCAGTCCTTACCAAAGCTAATAAGTCTGAGCCTTCTGCACCTAAGAAGGCCACTTTCAATGTCATGAAATCACTAGAGCTAAGGAAGAGTAAGCCTTTCAGAGCACACGGAAGCCCTTAATTTTACACTAACATAAGGAGATAGTTATGCCGGGAGAGTTATACACTGAGGAAGAACTGGGGGATGATTACAATAAGCTGATGGATAATCCTATTTTGACAGCGGATTTGACTGACGCATTAAATGGTAAGGAAGGACGTAAGCATGCAGACGACTATGTATGTAACGTAGTTGAGTCTTCGATGCTTACGTTGAATAAACATAATGGAATTGACGGGTAAGATAAAGCATGTAGGTGCTGGCATTGCGTTGAAACATGAGGGCAAGTTCAGGCTGTGTCATCTAACGATGGCATGCCTGTTTCTTGGCACTGATGACCATAGTAATGCATACTGTATAGTAGGCACCAAGATGGAGATGAAGGATGGCATTGAGTATCACCTCTTTGATGAGGCAATAGGTAGGATGTCACCTGAGTTTATGTCAGAAGTAAAAGAGATGTTGCATCAGGATATGGTTGAGCGTTTGATAGTTGTGTCAAACGATGAGGACTTACGTAGCCGTATCAAGAAAGAACTCGGTGTGCGTGTGATGTTTGAGGATGAGAAGCGTAGGAATAATGCCTCCGTTATCATGAGAGAATGGTTCTCAAGGAACAAGCCGGGGAGTGACAAGGCTCTACTAAGGCTATGGGGTGGATGTAAAGAAGCGGTCAAGTCTAACTACCCACCAGTGCGTGATTGCATGGTACGACTACTCGACTTCTATGATAAACGCAGCAGAAAAAAGGCAGCTAGACCAGCAGGTATTGGTGGTCGAGCTGGATATGGATGATGGGATCTAAACTATTATCAGGTGTACATAAAAATAAGGAGTTGTCAAAGGATCCTACACCTAAGAAGTCAGCTAAGACTGTAGCTACTGGCGATGGATACCAAGTGGACAAGCAGGACTTGTTCATTGAGCAACTCATAATGAATCCTAATAAGAGTTATGTTGGGTTGGCTATCAGGGCTGGCTATGCTATGAAGAGCGCATCGAAGATGGTATCTAAGTTGATGCATGACAATAAATTCTTAGCAAGGTTGGAGGCAAGGAAGTTTGAACTACAGGATAGGCTGAATATCTCATTAGACAGGGTGGCTGAGGAGTATGCACGTATTGCATTCCTCAACCCGTCTGACTATGTGAGCTATAATAAAGACGGGGAGTTAGAATCAAAGGCATCAGATGTTGTTGACCTCAAGCCAGTCATTACTATTAACAAAGGTAAGTATGGCAAGGGCGTTGACCTAACATTCTACAGTAAGATGGATGCTTTGAAATCATTAAGGGACATGTTCGGATATGACAAACCAGCTAAACACGCTCACCTCATTGCGGGGAATGGACAAGGACTTACTAACGAAGGGCTTGAGTCGGCTATCTTCGGACTCATTACAGGAACTCCACAAGCTCCTGTTGCTAAAGGATTGGATAGCCCACCCAAATAATTTCATCTTCTCTGGCTATGTCATGACAAAGGATGAGCATGACACTGACTCACCGATGAAACCTTTCCCTGATAAGCCTTACTTGCGTAAGATCATAGAAGTTATCCATGAATCGGATCGACTGTTCATACCTAAGAGCAGACAGATCATGATGTCATGGGTAGCTGTGCTCTATTCGTTATGGCTATGCCTATTCCATCCACATCAGGCTGTGTTCATACAGTCAAAGAAGGAGGAGGATGCTGCAGCCCTAGTGTTTGATAAGAAGATGGAGAATGCTAGGATGTCATTCGTATATCACCATCTACCTGATTGGTTAAAGGAGATGGTACCAGTTGATACTAGTTATGCTAAGATGAGATTCGGGAACGGGAGTATTGCTCATGGAATACCAGAAGGGGCACACATCATTCGCTCACGTACTGCTAGCTTAGTGGTATCAGATGAGTGCGCCTTCCAGCCTGAGTTTGAGGAAGCCTATACTGCTGCCGTACCTATGGCAAAGAAGATAGTAGGCTTAAGTTCTGCTTGCGGTGGGACATTCTTCGGGGATATATGCTGCGAGGTTATATAATTTCATTGCTTTCTTCTATCAAACCTAGCACTACCAACAGCATAGCTCAACCATAGGGTAGCACGATACTCTATACTCCTAGGTGACCTGCGTTCTTTATTGGTAAGCCTACGTTCTATAGGCTTGATTGATTCTGGAGGAGAAAGCATAGACAAACTTATTAGTTGGTCAAGCTTATCCTCTAACCTAGATACCCAGAAGGGTTCGTACAGTGTACGCTCCCCTGATATTCTTTCTTTATACTCTGTCATTAGACTGTCTCCATTTAGTCTACCAACTCAAAGTGAGGAAGGTCATCAAAGCCATTGTCATTCACTAGCCAGTCACCATCCCAGTCACCACCCCATCTAAGTTTAATATCCATGCTTGCTGCAACGCCCATCACTAGGCCAGCAAATAAAGAGAAACGTTCCCTGTCATTCCAATCAATAGGGTAGGGTGCCACGTCTACAGCTAGCGATGGGTTAGTGTTATGCTTACTATGTGGATGCTTTATGCGTGACTTACCTGTATGGAACATATCATCCTGTCTGGTACGACTACGGTGTCCTTCTAGTACGGTGCAGTCACAAACTTTCAGCACCTTCTTTAATATTTTTTGTATTCTTTTATCACATGTCTCTAGTTTAGACTTAGACTTCTCACTAAATTTGTTTACGTCCACGTTTTCTTCTCCATTGATTTAAGTTTCTTCTCAAGGTAGAGAATGTATTCCTCCACCGCCAACAAACATTCCACAACCTTAGTCTTACTACGTGATACCTTATGCTCTTCAGTGTATAAAAAGTTAAGCTCTTCGTCTGGTCGCTGCACTCTTGTTCTCAAGTCTGCCCCCGTAGGACGTTCGACTGGTATACCTTTTACCATCACAATCCTCCCTTAGCTTTTAGTTGGCTATAGAATTGGGTGAACTGCGTAACTGACATGAGTGAGTAATGATTGTCCATGGGTAGCGTGATCCAATTCATAAGCGTGAACGTTGGTACAGCCACCGTCCATTCTTCACTGTTGCGCCTAAAGAATAACACTGGCAGTGCACTAACATCCTTAGCCTGAGTTACTGTTTGCTTCCACCACTTTTCTAATGCTAACTTCTCACATCGTTTCACTTCAATAGCACAGCCATCCAAGCCCAACACATCATGCCCACCTTCAGCTGTCTGCATTAGGTTACGCTTGAATGCTATACCTAAGTGGCCCTCTAATAGTTTGCATACTTCACGCTCACCACGCTGACCCTTATCTCTACTGGCTTTGCTCATACTTTAGTTTCTCCTCCGAATGGCCATCCATTCTTTCCACCCAGCAACACGACTAAACTGATCGGGAACTATCATTACGCATGGTTCAACATCACCATCATGCCCACGATCATTGCGTCCTTGAAAGGATAGCGGTTGTTTGTTGTCACTTCTAACAGTATGGTAGAACAACCCATCATTAAATAGCACAACAAACTGTGATGGATTCCCAGTGAACATTGAGTACTCTCTCAGCCGTAGATATTTGTGCAATGAAAGTATGGTGCCTTCTGGATATTGATCGTGGTTAATATGTCTGCGCTTAAATTCTGAAAACCAATACTTAGTCTCATTAATATTAGAACAGAACCAGTCAGCATAATACATGCGTTCATATAGGTCGTGTATCTTACAGACTTGATCTTCCATCAAAAATTTTTTCACTAAATTTTTAATGTCAACATCTGATTGAGTCTCTAGCTTAGGCTTACTATTAACTGCGATCATCAGGGACTCCTCTCTCTAATTCCTCTTGGAAAAAATACAACTGATCCTCCTGCATCTTCAACGCCTTAGATTGTTCTTGAGTAGAGTACAGCAAAGCAGACACCATGTTCCTTAGCTTATCAATTGCCCCTTGAACTTCTTCCCTAGATGAATCCATTTCACATCCTCCTTAGTCAAAGTTTTTAAATGCTTTAATTCATCTGCGCTATAAGCGATCAACTCTTTGTCAATTATATCTACACTGTCACCACCCTTGTTGACAAAATTGAATGCGTTGTCATCCTTACATAAGTAGAAGCACTCTCCTAACAATGGTGAGAACATTTTAACATACCCATCACGCTCAAGATCCCTGCGCCACTCATCAATATGAGTTACGTTGAGACTCTTAAACGTTTTGTCTAATGCTATGCGCTGCCTATCTGCAATCGTCTTGCTCTTATCATTATCATCCGCAAAGTTATCATACACCTCATTGACGATCCGCCCTAATAATTGTAACACAAGTGGACGTTCGGGTGCAACACCTTTCCCTTCTAAGATTTCCTCTGCGTCCTTAGTGAATCGACCCATTGCTTTCTCCTTATTTCTCTAAGCCAAATGGCAGTGAACATCAAGTCACCTACCAAGAAGCCATGTTGTTGAGTGAATATCCACCATGCTATGAAGCATAGGTTACTAGACATCCCTATGTACAGTGCATACTTATACTGCCTAGCAACTAAGCTAACGCTTATAGCTGCCCATACACATAGGATTAGTTGTATTGCGTAGTGGATCATATCTCGCCTTCCGTTATAAGTTGTGTACGTTCATTGTAGTTAAGCTTGATGATGCGAGGAGCTGGCCCGTTGCGGTTCTTCCTCAAGTTGAGGAGGTATTGCTTATACTTATCGGGTGCTCCCGGTTCTTTGTCAACGTTAGTTATCCACTCATAGTATAGGATCATGAAGATGTCAGCATCTTGTGCTAGTTGATAACACTCACCTATATTATACATCTCTGCTTCCTTCTCACCTTCTCTATTCATCTGGGCTACGATGACCAGCTTGATACCCAGCTTAGTGCATGCATTCTTTAATGCTTGGCTATACCTACCAAGGGTGATACGTTTATTGTTCTCCTTAAAAGCTAGCCTGTCATCAGAGATATGGCCAATGTAATCAATCACTACTACCTTGATGTCATGCTTAGCATGATACTTGTTAATCATACTGATGATATGATCTATAGTCTTAGGCTTATTGTCTGACATGTAGAGTGAACGCCTCTCTAATTCTTCAGCAAACCTAGCGACAAGTTGGAAGTGTTCAGGGTTTTCCCCGTAATCACCCGTTGCAATCTTATCCATCTCTACCCCTGATAGTATAGATAGGATACGTGTTACGATCTCATCTATATTCATCTCAAGGTTGACGTATAGTATGGGTGCCTTCTGCATTGCAACGTTGAGAGCTATGTTAATAGCTAGCCCCGTCTTACCCACGCCAGTACTGGCTGCGATAAGGTTGTAATCCTTTAGCCATTTGATATGCTTGTCAAGTAATGGGAGGCCAGTAGTATAGCCAGCATTCTCACTAGGTGATTCAAACATTTTCTTAGCGTTGTCATACCCAAGCGTTGCCATTTCCTCCGGGCCATACACATCTTTGTATGATGCGTTTGACTCAGCTGATTGCATAAGCCTGAACAGTGACCCATGTGCGTCCTCTAATAGTTGGACAGGGTCATCCATTATCTTGCCAGCCTTATGCATTACCTCTTGCATGTTGTCAATGAACTTACGTTGGATGGTAAGTCCCTTGAGTTTCTTGCAGTGGTTGGCTAGCATACTACCTGTTGGCATGTAGTCTTCGATGATGCTTAGAAATTCTATGTGCCCATCTTGACCACGTCCCATGTTACGGTAGAGTTCAGCCAAACTTATAACATCAATGTCTGTACCCTTCTTAGACAACCCCTTCATCAGCTGGAACAACTCTCTGTTCTCTGTGTTAAAGAAGTCCTCGTCCTCTGCCAGTGACATAGCCTCTGGCATTAGCTCAGGTGAGTGCATGATACTACCCAACACTGAGTACTCTGCTTCTCTTGAGTGTGGTATCTGTTGGTCAGTCATCTAACATCTCCTTTCTAAAAGCTTCTAGTCTATCCTTCTCCTTAGCCTCACGCTTCCTAGTTTCCTCAGCATATGAGCCTGTCTTAGTAGCCATCTGACTGTTGAGCATCATAGTCTGGATAGCATCATACCATTTGATTAGACCACCAATATTCTTAGCGTTCTGTAACCAATCAGCACCACAGTTGAGCAAGAACCTAAAGGTACGTAGTATATTCTCCGAACCAACTGCGGAGATTAGAGCCTTAATCGCCTTACTCTGTTCAGTGTATGCCTTGTTGCTATGTGGCGTACCGAAGTGGCGTAGGTACTCAGCCTTCAAGCCCTCTATCACATCACGTACTGTTTTAGTTTCCATTCAGCACCACCTTAAGCTTCCTACTTATCGCGCGAACTATTGAAATGTATGCACCGTTGTCACCTCCCGGCTCATCAACCAAATCTTGTAGCACTTCTTGTAAGCACTCAAGAGTAATTAAAATTTCATCACGACTTAAAGATAGATCTATTTTATTATCCATTAGCAACCCCCTTCTGTAGTCTAAGTGTTGGTGTTATGTTACATAGCCGTTGCAAGTAACCATGCATGGTTATCCTCATCTCTGGCCCCATAACATTATATAACTCAGTGACATCAGGTAGCTTATGATTAGCTAACCGTTGCACCCAGTCATGAGGAACTCCAGCGTTGTATAGGTTAGTAATAAACGTGCGCTTATAACTATGCACGTCAGTGTTACGTATCTCAGGGTACACATCTCCAGCATGAGACCTAGCCATACGGTATGCGTAGCAGTGCTGACTAGTCAATGCCCATCCAGCGTTGTCAGTAAATACATAGGGGGAACAGTTCCCCTTGTACTTGTCTACAATTTTTGTAGCTACGTCATTCAATACAACATATGCTTCACGACTTGACTTCATGAATGAAGCTGGTACCTTGAAGTGCCACATCGCATCCTTACCATCACAGTCCAACCAATCCCACTGCAGGCTACACACCACTGAGTCACGTTGGCCAGTATTTATGCTGAACAATGCTGCATCCCTTAGATATTCTGGTAAGTGATTAAGTAATGTCACCTGCCATTCAGGTTGCAACGCTAACTTCTGCCCCGGTGGGTTGAAGCCATAGAATGTAGCCTCATCTCTGTCCACTAACCTAACAGGTGTCCACTGCTTGAGTAACCCATACTCTACCACTGCCTTCTGACCTAACAAATTAAGGAAGGCCAGCTCTTTGTTGATGGTAGTGATAGACAGGTCATGCTTAGCCCTCGTCATTAGGTACTGGTTGAGAGGGTGGAAAGGTTCCTTGAATTGTTTTGGTCGGAACCCTATGTCAGACATTGCAGTATCCCCGAAAAATTTTCCCAGTTTTTTGGAATACTCACAGTCCTTATTGGCTGTCTTCTTAGTGATGAGAGACAAGTGTACATCAGACACCTGATTGAATGTAGATGATACATCCATCTTGCAATCAAGGTCATCCATAATACGCACTAGCTCTATACTAGCACGAGCTAATGTCTTTTGTCCTGTTGATTCGCGTACACGTTGACCGTTGTATGTTCCAGATATCTGGTAGTACGGTGAACCGATACGCTTAGTAACCTTAAGTGTATGCTCTTTATGTCTAGCCATTTTTGCTCTCCTTATTATTGACACGATGGAAGTAACCCTTCTTCACGTACCTAGTCTTAGAGCCAGCACGATTCCTAGCTCTCTCACCTCTACACTTATCACTACATAAGAAAGCATGAGGAAACTCAGGTGTGAATGTTATCTGACATATCTCACAATCTCTAGGCTCTATGGGCTTTAATAAGTTTCCAATACCCTTATGGTTCTTAAACGTTTCACGTAATTGCTTGTATGATTTATCTAAGTTCTTTTTTATTTCCTCCTGTGTGATAGTGTACTTATACTTAAGGTTCTTAACCTTACCAATGAGACGACCACCTATAACTTCCCATGAATCTTCTCCGGCATACACCTTTACTTCAGATACAAAACTACTCATTGCAATTTTCATACATCCCTCATATTTAAGGCATAAGAAAAGGGAGCAGCATTATTGCCACTCCCTCCGTTAACTACTTCATGATACGCTATCCTACCGTATGATAGTGTACTTGCTCAATCTTATTGTACTGTATTACATTGTCTGGTACATCCTTAACTACTAGAGTGCCAGCTCCTATCATAGTATTCTTTCCTATAGTTACACCACATAGTATGGTGCAGTTGGAGCCTATGCTTGCACCCTTCTTGATTAATGTTTCCCATCTATCACCACTAGGTGGGTACTTATCATTAGCAAACACAACTGATGGGCCAATGAAGACATCATCTTCTATGGTAACACCTTCGTATACTGACACGTTATCCTGTATCTTACAGCCTTTACCTATCGTAACGTTAGGCCCAATGGTACAGTACCTACCTATCTTAGTGTTGTCTCCTACGTTACAGTTATCTAACACCTCAGAGAATCTGCGTATTACGTAAGACATGATGATGCTAGCTCCAAGGTGCGTAATACTTTGACAGCTTCATCACCATCAGTAAAGTATTCATCACCGTTACATGCGTTAATAAAAGCTTCGACCTCTTCAACCAATGGTTCGTATTGGTAGCAGTGCATGACGGTGGAGTCACCATCCTTATACAACATAAGTTTCTGCGTCTCCGTATCATCAAACACTAACGAGCCATCACTACCAATCACTGTCATCTTCTGTTGCTTGGTAGGGTTAAGCCAGTTGACATAGATTGAAGCGTGTCTGTTTGCAGTGAATGCCATATGTGTAGTGGTGACATCATACACACCACTGTTAGTAAAGCATTCACCTCTAGCCTCAACTTCCAATGGTTCACCACCCATCAAGGCATGGATTACTGAGATGTCATGCGGTGCGAATGACCATAGTATACTCTCCTCTTTCCTGATAGCACCATCGTTCAAGCGTTCAGAGTATATGTATCTGATGTCACCAATAACATAGTCAGCTACAATCTTCTTCATCTCTACCACAGCTGGGTGGTAATGCAATAGATGGCCAACAAACAATACCTTCCCCCTTGTTTTGGCTAGGGCGTTGAGGAACTGACCCTCTTTTAAGGAGAGGGCCAGCGGTTTCTCAACGAACACATGCTTGTTAGCTTCTAATGCTCTCATCACCATGTCGAAGTGATAGATAGCGGGTGTGGATATAACAACTACATCTACAGTCTCATCCTTGATGACATCAGAATAGTTATTCCTATATGTAACATCGGTGTAATGATCTAGCGTAGCCTTTGCTACATCACACACAGTATGCAACACCCGCTTATCATACAGTACACGGGCTAAGTTCTTTCCCCATGCACCACATCCTATGAGAGCAACATTCATTAGTAAGGTATAGCTTCGCCAAGCTCCTCCCCTACTGGTGATCCCCCATCAATGGGAGCCATAGACTTGTCAGCCTCATAGCGTTTAAGCACCTTGAACTGTGCCTTAACTAAGTCGAAGTTCATACGTAGCGTAGCTACACCATCCTTCTTCTTAGGTACTGGTACGTAGGTGGTAACGTCTAGTCTACCCGTTGATTCAGATGCGACCTGAATACCTTCCTCTTCTACATACTTAGTGATGTCACGTCCAGTACAATCCTCTAACTTAGGACGCATCGTTTGAATCTTACCATCCTTCTGAAAGGCTGCTTGCCTACGTGCTGTCAGACATACGTTGCCTTCATCATCAGCCCAGTAAGGATCCTTTGTCTCATCATACTTACCCTTGTTAGTCTTCTGTGCTAGATCCCACAGCTCATCAATCTGTTTCTTAAAGTCTGATGTCTTGAACACAGCAGGATCAACGGTTAGCTTAACACTGTATGATCCATTCAAGTCTGTTGGGTCGGCTGGTTTACTACCACCCTTACCATCACGTGCTGAAGCATCCCATTTAGATGGCTTGTCCAGCCAAGGATAGTTGAACGTACCAATCGGTGTGAAGTAATGCATTTTCTTAGTAGACATTGAGTACTCCCTATTTAATTAAAAGTTTCCTGATACCCTTAGCATCAGGTTTAAAGGTGGCGACTATATCGCCATCACCATTGACTAAGAACTCGTACTCACCCATGTGAGCGATGATCTTATTCTGTGCAGCAGTAACGTAATCCTTCTGATCCTTCTTACATATCTTAACTTGCTTGATGAGTTCTAGGTGTACATCTAGATCCTCACTGGACACAGTGCTATCCTCTATGCTACCAGAGAATTCATCTCTAAGTTTTTCATTGGTGGTAGCACTGCTACCTACTGGTGGTGGGTTGCCCTTCTGTATTCTATCCCAGATTGCATACTCTTTGAGGAGCAGGTCATCCAGTTCTATCTGCGAGAAATCAAAGGAATGAATCTCTATTGTGGGAGGGAAGGGAAGGTGCAAGACAGCAACATCTACTTCGTGGAGGCCCAGCACTAGGCAGTAATGCTTGATTTGAGAACGGTAGTTAGGGGGGATGTTACCACTACCATTCTTGCCCCATCTATTGCGAGTGTATGCTGTCTTGCACTCTAATATTCTGCTGTTCTTTGTACCGACACACCACCTGTCAACATGAGCACCCATGAAAGGCTTACCCTCATATAGATACTCACCATTCCAAGTAGTGTTGTCATCTATCCGTGTTTCTATGCCAGTCTTTTCTGTATACTTCCTTGCTACATAATCTTCAAGCTCATGCCCAAGCTCAAGGTGTATGGCGGGGTCAAGTCTATCATCCCACTCACCACGCTTGCACTTGTATAAAAAATAGGGATCGTTATATGGACTAGTCTCATCCAACATGGATGCATCTGTCCCAAACAATCCCTTCTTGCGATCTATTAGTTGTTGATCTGTTAAGCTCATTGATTACTCCCATTGATTGTTAAAATTATATCATCGCAATATATCACTGTCAATATAAAAGTTATCCCGGCATCGACCACCGCTTGCGCGTGATTAGGCTTATTGAGTTGGCCTTGTGGCTGCCGGGATTAACTAATTACTTCTTGCTGTGTTAGATGCGAGATGATACAAAAGGATTCATGTATTAACTAATTACTACTAGCGTTCAAGGCTTTATTATATTCTGCTACACCCTGAGCACATAGAACTTTGAACTGTTCAAGGGTTAGAGCCTTGACATGTTCATACTCATTACTCCATGATACTAACATCTCTTCATCTGCTACGTCCTCATGTACATGCATGGCAATCAGTGCATGTCGCACCACCATGTCGAACTCTACCTTTGTCATATAGTCACGCTGCTACTGCAATAGGCTTCCACTCTTGGTCAGTCAGGGTAACTATCTTACCACCCAACTCCTCGAAGTCACTAGCCCTATCGTATGATTGAACATCTTGACTGAAGGCTGTCACTGCCTGAACCATACCGTACTGGCTAAGGTCAGCACCCTCAATTAATTTGCGGAGTATACCATCCTGTTCACCCTGTAGCAAGCCGTTATTCTTAGCTAACACTTCGACTGCCTTCACTGGGTTGCCTAAGATCTTACGCTCCGTTGTCTGACGTAGTGCATCAACATGTTGTAAGAATAATTTTTCCTCAAACGCTGCTGTTACTACATCACGTGCCTTCAACATGAATGCTTTGTCATCAGCCTTCAAGGTCTCATTGGATAGCACGTTGTACACTGCGTCATTGACATCAGTACGTGCACCAAGGTGTCGTCTACCAAACGCGGCATCATTCACCTTCATACCATTGAGGCATACCAATCTCATAATGAATGGGGCTACCTCAAACATACCATGACCTATCTCACTGTTAGTAATGCTGATGCCTGCTTGCACCGTGTCACCTACCTTCACATCAGCCTGCATCTGAGGCATGATAGCTTTAATGTACATCTTCTTCTCTGTTATCTCACATGATGCTATCTCTAGCCCACTTAAACTATTCATTAGGATAGGTAAGATCTCATTGCCTATGTCTATGTTATCTATACGTTGGTATCTGTCTGACAACACAGCACGTACATCACCATCAAGTGTACGTATCATATGGTTGGCATTAGAATTTCCCAACCAATGATTCACGTTGGTAGCGAACAAGTCAGGTGCATCACTCAACATCCTATCGAAGTACTTAGCTGGTATACCTACCTTGTCACCAAGCTGACGTGATGCGATATGATTGAGAGGTATCTTGTTAGTGACATCACTTCTGTCCAGCATAAGACTGACACTACCATTAGCTATCACCTCCATTCTCTTAGCTGGTGCAATATAGTCTACCTTGCTATCAGCTTGGCGTTGGATTTCTTTAGCTAACTCTACGATGGATTGTTTTCCTTGCTTCATGGTAAATCTCCTTGAATGAGCAGCCCCCTCATGTAGACAGGGGCTACAGATTAGTTATTTTTTTATAGCCCAGTCAGCTATCTTGTCTATTACAGTGACAGCCCCGGCCCATAGTACTAGTAGTAAAGCATAGGACAAATTAAGTTCTCCAAACTCTCCATGAATTTTTACCGAGAGTTCTGAATGCAAAAGACTTACGTGTGTATGGTTCTTTCTTCATCCTGCTTGCCATAGACCTCATGTTTTGTAAGTCTTTCGGATTAGTTAGTGCAATAGAATCACCCTTAGCCATGTCAGCCAATGCAGTACGGAAAGCATTAGCCTTCCTACTCGTATTACAATCGGCTCGTTTAACCAAAGAGATCCCTGATTCAATAATGAATTGCTTAGTCATAGTCATACTCCTTTGTTAGTTAAGTTTTGTTTTACACCCATCACCGTTGTGGCTTTGAGCACATGTATATTACCCATGCGAGTATCACTAGCAATCTCTGTTCCATTCAAACATATATGAATGACGTTTCGATCATGCCGTAAACACCACACTTGGATACCCTCATCAGTGTATCCTATCTCTAACTTAGCATACTCACGTGGACTCATGAAGGTTAGGTTATCCCACTGAGCTGCTTCATCCTCACATTCAGGACACCTATGGTACAGATAGATGAACTCTTTCGGTGCCGCTGGTGTGACCACGTGTTTCTTTCTTTCCTTACCTATCTTCATTGCTTACTCCTTCTGTTGCTTTGCTAATCTCCGTAGCTACACATGAGAAACTATCTTCATCCTCACCAAAGATAAGGCTGTCGTTACGCATCGTAGCTATAGCCTTACGCTTAGCATGTGTATCATTCTTCCCTTCCAATTGATACGTCACCTCCTTCCTATATGTAACAACAATCTCAAACAACTTAGGCTTAGCCATTACATGTGGTAGCGCATCAGTCTGCATCTTCATCACCTCCTTCATTAAGTTTATCTTCGTGTGTATCAATAGCATTGTCCAGTATCTCACTAGCTACGCTATCTACTGCATCACGTAATGATTCCTCTATCTCAGCAAGTATAGTGTGCGCCTCATCATCACTCATATCAGTACGCACCTTAACATCTTCAATAGTCCACCATGTCTCAGCATATCTTTCTTCTGCTCTCATACTAATTCTCCTGTTTTAATATAGATTTCATCAGCGAGAGTTGACTCAGTAATACCGTAGTCAATCAATAGTCTCACGACTACATCTGGATAGTCAAGAACCATATCAAGTAATTGCGGTGACTCCTTAACGGTAGCTCTTTTAGTGCCAGCATCCTCAGATATGTAGTCCAAGTAAGCACTGTTAGGATCATACATAGTATCATCATCAATCACATCCTTTATTCCGTATGATGTTCCATACTCCCATGATGCATCAGTGTCACCAGCATCACGGCTATACTCAAACTTGCTATAGTCTAAGTCAAGTAACTTCATGCGTAGACTCTTAAGGAACGTGAAGTCTTGTAACTCTAATGGGCAATGCTGTTTCTCATAGCCCACTGATATGTTGGTGCACTCACCAATGAGGTCTACATAGTTAGCACTGTCAGTGAACACACCCTTATTAGATGGAGCAAACTTCCCACCCAACTCACGTGCTAATGACAATGCAAACGCATCACTGCAACATCTACTCATACCCTGATGAGTGATGATGTCACGTGTGTTCATACGATCTAAAGCAATACAACACTTGATGCCATCTACTACAGCAGGAGTAGTGCTAGCAATGTAGTTACTACCTACACCACCAATCTCTTCGCCACGATGGAAGACATAAAGCCCCGGCTTGCTAGCTCGTATCATTTCCATCATCAGCCATACTCCTGATGTACAATCAGCACCAAGGCAATTAGAATCTTTATCATGCAAGGTAATGTACTGCCCCTTCATGCGTAACGTTTGGAACCCTTCAGTTGCATGCACTGTATCGGTATGTGAACTGAACATAACTTCAGGCTTGCTACCATCAGGGTTGTTGATAGTTTTAAACAAGTTACCCTCTTCATCTTCCATCACCTCAAGAGGTGCAATGAATTCGTCAATGAATAGTTCTTCCATCGTAGATGATGCAGGTCTTTTATATTTGAGCATGTCCATAAGTTCTTCAATCATACTTCCTCCCTTGTCTCTTGTTCACCGCAACAAGAACAGTTAGATGTTTTAACTTCATAAGTAACAGTTGTTACCTCTATGTCAGCGACAGCTCCGCAGTCGAGCCGTTCGAGGTCATCATCATTATCGACACAACTATCACATATGTAATCATCCTTATACTCACCAGCTATGTCATCATTTCCTTTCCACTCATCGCATGTATTGCAATGTGTATAGTCAGTGTGGATACACCCATCACATATGAGTGCACCGTCACCGCCATATGTGGCGACTGAAGAGTCATTATGATAGTCCTCATTGCAACTCTCACACTCGAAGTAGCTT